AAAGAATACATCAGGAGAAATACCACAGGCACTCGCCCAAAGAGATAAACTACCCTTACCTTGTAAGTAAAGGTCTTTTGCATATCCGACCATTTTTGCCTTATTTACATAAGTGATAGGTAAGTATCTGCACTCAACCCAATTCTTACTATCATCAATGATATTTGCAGAAATACACTTATTGATTTCAGTAATAATCTGCTCAACCCACTGGAACAACTGTGCTGTTACCAGTTCAAGGTTCTGCTCCTGTGAAGAATAAGAGCCAGAGCCAACACCATTCAGTGCTGATGCAGCAAAGCCCAAATCAAGAGCAATCTTGTCACCAAGATTTGCCTCATATTTCTCATCAAAAATATCGGTATTGCCGACTTCAAGAGCATTCAATTTTGTTCCGGCAGATACAGTAAAGAAAGAAGTACCGCCACGATTGTTTTTACGCATAACAGCATTTTTAACCGTGTTGTGCTGTTCCTCTTGCTGTTTCTTTGTCAAGGCACAAGTGCCTTTGTCTCGTCCTTCAGGAAGTGTTTGATAAACAACCTTGTTGTTAATCTCACCTAAAATATTTCGCTTGGTAGAAGTGAAGTAATCATCATATAAGATGTCGCTGATTGCGGCAAGAACCATTGGTCTGCCGTATTTTTCCTCTCTCTTTGAACGAATTTTGTGTACGATGGTTTTCTTATTATCAAGAACAACCCAATTACCGCCGACAAATCCATTTTCATTGTGTCGAGAGTTATAGGCATCTCTGATTTCCTTGGGGAACTTTTTCAATTTTTGTTCGGGTGTTTCTCCACCTGCAATCTCAAAGTATTCAAGATTGAAAGCAATAACATAGGAGTTATTCTTAATACCTACGATTTCCGTATAGTCGGCAGGTAAGGAGATGATGCTTGCATTGATACCAAATTCGTTGATTTCAGCAATACTGTGAATATCGAAGTCGGTGAGCAATTTTTGGAGCATAGGGGGTCTGCCGGTTGTTTCAAAGTAATAAAAGGCAATACCCTCAATCATTCCTCTATAAAGTGCATCACGAACAATTTCTTTGTCCTTGATGGTTCTCAAAGTAGATTCCATCAACTCTTTGTTCCTCTTACGTTTTGAAATATTCTTTCCGTGGGGAACGATAACCTTGTCAAGAGTAGGCATAGCAGTCATATAGTCAACTGTGTTTGTAAAAGTACCATTTGTGCTATACAAGATATTAGATAATTCTCTCAATAACTTGTTATTACCCATCGGGTCTTTTACCAGTCCCGCAAGTTGCTCTCTTGAATATAAGTCAAAAATGTTTAGTCCAAAATAATAATTGGAATAAGCCTGTTGACTTCCAATAGACGAAAACTCATTAACAGGAGTTTGAGTAGACTGCCTACTGTTATGTTCATAAGTCTTTTTCGGCTGATGTTTATAGCCGTTATTTTTCTTGGAATTATTTTTGTTTTCAGGCATATCTAACCCTCCTTCCTAATTGATGAATGTTCCATATTCATAATCTTCACTTGAAGATATTAAATCTTTTTCTAATTGAGAAGCGAACCAAGAGCCGTAGGAGATAGAAGTATATCTATCCTTTCGGTTTGTGCCTTGCTCCGAAATAACGATAGCACCGGTTTGCGGTTTCTTCTCATAAAGCAATGAAGTGGTTTCACTTATCAATGCCTGTGTTTCAAGGAATGGTGCTTCATAGAAAATCTGGGTGTCAGCATCAGGAGTAGAAATATACTCTTTGATGTTTGGCAAAATTTCTTCTCTTGCTTGTTCAAACGATACAAGCAAATCAATTTTCTTTCCTTCCAGCACTCGTCTGAAATCCAATGCAATATCACTGTTAAGTTTTTGAACAGCGTTAATTGTATAGATACAGGGAGTAGCACCCTCGATTCTAATTCTGTTTGCAATCGCTTCATCGTTCATACAAGTCAAGGGAACATATTCAATTCCTCTCGTCTCGTCATACATAACGTTGGCAAGCAAGTCATAAATTGCGATACCAGCGTTTCGAGTATCAAGAACGATGTAGTCTGCACCGAAGTCCTCAAATAATTGCCTAATACGCATAGCCTGTTTTGTGATGTCTCCACCTTGAACAGACTCCATATAAGACACAATTCTTCTATATCCGTTGTCAATCTTAATGTCCTCGGAGGTCTCTCTGCTATAAGTAGTACACTCCGGTAACAATCTGATACACGAATATATAGAGTTGTCGTTTTTCTTATTTTCAATAAAAGCCATATCGCAAGAAACGATTCTTACCTCATTCTGCTGTTTTGGAATGTCGTAAGGATTTTTCTTACCCATTTTGAAATCAATGAGTGTTCTTGGGTAGAATGCTCGTTTTGCTTTCTGGTTTTGTTGAAGCATACTATATGTGAAAAAGGCGTGTTCATTTTCTCGAACACGCTCATTAAGAAACTCTATTCTCCAAGTTAATGGGTCTTGTTTCTTCTTTTCGGTCTGGAAGTATCTCATTGTTTTAATCTTGTGTTTAATAGCAATAGATTCATCAAACGCAAGCAAACAAGAGGCTTGACCTTTTAGCATTTCATCATATGCTTGGTCAACAATGTCCCACATCCAATGTCCGTTATCAAGCCAACTTGAAGAAATGTAGATGTCAACCGTTTCTTCCTCCAGTTCCGGGATATTAGCATAGTAGTCATCTTTCATATAAGGTGTCTGTCTAATAATCTGGAAAGGAGAGAGGATGCTGTCATCGACAGATTTCTTAATCTGTCTAAATTCTTCTCTTACGATAACATTTGAACGATAACCACGTCCGTTTTCGCTGGCAGGAACAACCGTGATTGTGCTATGATTTCTAAAATACACGATAACCTCATTTTGGTTGTCCTTTACTTTGCGAATTTCTTTTCTCAAAGTAGGAGAGAGGTTCATCAATTCTTTCTGAATTTTTTCAGAAACAAGCAATTTCGATTGTCCCTTGGTCGCACTCGAAAGCACGATTAAGGAGTTTGGATATAAGATGCATCTGCAACACGCATACAAAGCAATAATAAATGATTTTGCAGAAGCACGGCTTGCGATAACAACGATAAATTGGTTAATTCCCATTAGGTATAGCATAATTGTCTGATACCAGTGCAGAGTTATTCCAAGATAATCTGTTGCAAACCTATGTAAATTTCTTCGGAAGAAAGTTACCCATTGAATAAAGTGGTCTACATTTTGCGGTGTACCTAAAAAAGAGGTAGCGGGAAACTTTTTATATAATTCACTCTGCCTATCGTCGGCATTGCGATTTTTATAGTATTTATGAGCAGTATTACTCGTCGTCTGTGAAGCCATCGTTTTCTTCCTCGTCTTTTACGAAGAACTCTGCATCTCTGTCTTTCGTTCCTCGCATAAGATTTCTCAAAGGTCTCAACAAGAACCTTTCAATATAGTCACCAATATTGTCGTGGTCTTTGTAAAGGCTTCTGTTTTTGTAATACTCCGCAGGAGTATATTTCTCGATAGTTTCCGCATTAACACCAATCGTGAAATCTTCCATAGCATTTGTGTCTTTGACAGTTTTAAGACCTGCTTGTGTGAAAGATTTAATATATGATTCCGTGAGTTTTTTGTAATCGTCCACACGGCTCTCACGAACCGCCTTCATCTGTTGCATCTTTGTGTAACAAAGGTCAATGATGAATATTTCAGCATTACCATCGCATTGCGGATTTGAACTTGAAAGCAAGCGATAGTGGCTATTCAAAATAGTATAATCTGTTGGTTCAAGACCAGCACCCCATTTTTCAATATCAGCGGGGTCAATCATATCTGCGTTTTCATTTTCCTCATCGTCGCTATCAACATTAACGACTTCCTGTGTTTCCTTTACGGGTTTTCTATCTCCTGATAAATCAAAACCCTCTTTAATTGAATCTTCAAAGGTTTTTCCCTTATGCTGCGACAAATTCAATTTTCTAAAATAATTTCCTAATACGGTACTGTCATCCGTGTCGCAACTATCGAATGCGACTTCATTGAAATAAATATCAAAAGTCATACACATTCTCTGCATAGCCATCTTATTGCTATGATATTCGGCTGCAAAATGTCCGAATTTACTACTGAAACACTCCTTGCAGATTGGTAAATGACCATCGGCATAGAATACACTATTTGATTTATAGAATTTTGTTAGAGCAAGTGGTTCTCCACAGGAGCAGCAAACACACTTACTATCTTTGCTTGGCATATTTGCCACCTCCGTATCAACTACTTTTTGAAATTACAACTAAAAATGGACTGCTCCGAAAAACAGTCCATTCTACTGAATTTTTAATTATCGCCCAAATGATTAAAGATGTAATCAATTAGACCTAATGCACCGGCAATGGTCTCGGAAGTCTCTCTGTGAGGACAATTTGAACAATCTCCACAGCAGTCTCCACATTCATCTTCGTCATCATAATTCTCAATGACGATTTCATATTTATTGCCGTATGTATTTTGAAGTGCAAGTTTTGAACTCACATCACCGCCGTAAAGTACAACATCGGATTCAAGGGGCAAATAACCCTCGGCGGTCTTATCTGTCTGTAACTGGTAAGCAGGTACAACATCAAGGACTAAATCGGTATCAAGGGTAATATAAAACTCCTTGTCATATCCGTGATAATCCTCATTTTCAATACTGATACTGCCGACAGTTACGTCATCATATAGCATAAGCCACTTGATAAGTTTAATGGCATCTTCGCATAGCAACACTGCTGTCACTACCTGTGATTCTTCGCTTGCGAGTTCATACATATGATTGCCTAACTCGGCAAAATCATCAAATTTTCGTCTTTCCATATGAACCCTCACTTTCCGTTTACCATATCTTTAATGGCTTGACTCATTTTACATTTAATAGATTTGGATGGCGGGAAAGTAACTACTTCATTTGTTTGAGGATGTCTACCACAACGCTGACCTCTCTCAACAACTTCCGCACTTAAAAATCCCTTCCAAATAATTTTGTCGCCCTCAATTAGTGCATCTGTGAAAATATCGACAAGCGTATCACAAAATTGAGTGGCTTGCTGAAGGTTGGCTTCCGATGTATCACCATAGATACGCTCTGCCAACTTTTTGATAATATCTGTTCTGCTCATTTCTTCTCATATCTCCAATTTTAGTCTATTTGAATGTCACACAATGCCTTGATACGTTTCTTTGCGGTTACAACAGTAACGGTTTGTTCGGGAGTTCCAACCAATCTCTTTTCGATTGCAAAAGAATCCATTCCATCAACACAGCCGCTCTCAATCACCTTGACATCATCAACAGTTGTTAAACCATTGGTATGTCTGTGACCTAAATAGCACAAGTCCGGCAGAGGCAATCTTGCCTTTCTTGCAAACTGTGTCATATGATAGACAACATTCTTTGCCGTATCTTTGTCTCCGTGTGTAGCATAAACCATATGTCCTCTTACCTTGAATGTGGCAATATCGCAGTCCAAATAGTTGTCTACGAATTTAACATTCTCAATGTTTTTCAAATCCTTTTTACAGGCAAAAGGAACAAGTAAGTCAAAATTCTCACCACGAACAGTTTCTTCTTTATTTGCTGTTGAGCGAGAGTGATTACCTGCTGTCGTATGGACTTCTACATTTTGAAAAATCTTGTGTAATTCATAAATGAAGTTGCTAACTAAATCAGTAACCTCCATAATCTGCATAACGATATTTTCTTTGGCTTCAATTCTTGCATTTGTATGAATTAAACCTTGAATTAAATCGCCGCCGATAATTACATAAGCATTCTGTGACTTGTAAGTGTTTTGAATATCAACAATTTCATCCAAATAATTCTTCAATCTCTGTTCTAAAACTTCCATATTGAAAACATTAAATGGAGAATCAATGTTTACACCGCCGTGAATGTCGGTCAAGTGAATAATTAAATCATTGTCGCTGTCCGGCACGATTGACGGAGTGTAATTGAAATTAACAGGCTTATATTCCTCTATTGCTCGTTTAACAATATCGAACATAGATTCCATTCTGCCCTGTTCTCTTAAAAGTTTTGTGAGAGCGGTTCGCTCATCAAACAACTTTTGTTTTTCCTTGCGGATTTCGTGTTTCTCGGCACGTAGTTCTGCCAAGTATGTATCATCATTGTAAGATGCTTTCTTCGACTTGAAATATTCAGATACAAAAGCACCACCAAAAATGGTTTGGGTCGCCTTTCGCAGTGTGTCAAAGTGAATATCGAGACCATATTTATCTATGATTTCAGACCAGTCCATATCGAGGGTTCGATTGGCTTTCTGGTAAGCATCTGACAAACACGATTCATACT